ACGACGCTTACGCAAATTATAAAATAACTAAAAAAACATACCATGAAAAACTTACTATTAAACAAACCCGCCAATGTGACGAACGCTTTATTAAGCTTTACGAAGACAACTACTTTGAAGACGAGTACGTTACCGAATACAACGAGGAATACCATTTCTCCACTGACTGGCCCATTTAACCGCTACCAAATAAACCGCTTTTGGACAAACTTTAACGAGGGTCTTTATAACCGAATTTGTGAAATTAAAATGCAAGAACTATGAAATACTACTGGAAAATGCGCGACGGCGAAATAATAGACGTAGACCAAATGAGCGAAACGCACTTAAGAAACGCGCTTAAAATGGTGTTACGCAATAGTCAACGCAAAGCAGCTACAAGAAAACCGATAGGCAATATTGAAGCCAATTTCTTTGAGGCTCAAAATAACAAATACTTAGAAGACGAATTTATAAACCAATTTTACGGAGCATGAAATACCTACTTACCTACTACGTCGGCGCAAAAGCCGTGCAAAGCTGGCGGTTCTACTCTAAGGCTATGGCCTACGCTGCAAAGTCCGAACTACTATTTACGGAAAATTACAACCTTGGAAAATTCAAAATAACGGAAATATGAAAAACAAAATAGCACTTATTCACGAACTTATAGCGGCTTACGACTTGACAAGCAAATGTAGAGATCGCGGATTGATTTACAAACGCGCGTATCTATACCACGAACTTAGAACAAGCGGCTTTAGCCTTTCCCAAATTGGCGAAATATTCGGTAAGCACCACGCTACAATAATACACGGCTTACGAACGCACAAAGACCTTACGGGCTACGGCGACGAGGATTATAAACACGAAATATACCAGCTTAAAGAACAACTAGAGGGTAGCGTAATAATTTACCCGAATGAAAAAAGACAAGTGCGCGACTTAAAAACGGACATTATAGAGGCTAAGACTATCCGCGACTTTAAACGTATTCGACGCCGTGTTAAGCTAGGGGTTTACGAAAAACTTTTAGCCGAAAGCAACCTTTTAGAAAAATAAACGTTATATTTGTAAGGGTGTTGCAGACCCATGTAAAAAATTATTGAAAGTCCATTGAGGAGTAGTGCTGCAACCACGAAACTTAATGGGCTTTTTTTTATCCTAAAAATGTTGCAGATGAGCGGATGGATTAAATTACACAAAACACTTAAAGACTGGGAATGGTACGACGACCACAACGCAACGCGTTTGCTTGTTCATTTGCTTTTGTCTGTAAACTACGAAGACAAGACGTGGAAAGGGCAAACAATAAAAGCTGGTTCATGCGTTACCAGTTGGGAGAATTTAGCCAAAGAAATAGGGCTTTCGGTCAAGCAAACACGTACCGCTATGGCCAAGTTAGAAGCCTCTAAAGAAGTGGCACGCTACACGACAAACAAATGGCAAGCTATAACCCTTATAAAATGGGACAAGTTGCAAGTTGAATGTACCAAAGAGGGCAGACAAACGGGCAAGCCAAGGGCAACAACTAAAGAATATAAAGAAATAAAGAATAATAACTTACATGATTTTGATAAGTTTTGGACTTTATACGGTAAGTCAATAGACAAGCAAAAATGCCTAGACAGATTTGTAAAGCTAACCGAAGACGAAATAAAAACTATATTTCAAACTCTGCCCGTTTACATATTGCAAACTCCCGACAAAAAGTATAGGAAAAATCCGCTTACTTATTTGAATGGAAAATGTTGGAATGACATAGACATAAACAACCCGCAAGTTTTAGACAACCCGTTTAATTTACCACCCGTAATAGTTGACTAATGTACACACGACTACAAAACTTAAATTCGGAAATGTTCGAAATACGCCTACAAAAAGACGTAAAAGGAAAAGGCGTAGGTTGGGACTGGGATATGTTACCCTTTACAATCAAAGAAGGTTGTACGACTTACATAGGTTCAGCACCCGCAAGCGGTAAAACGGAGCTATGGTTTGAATTTCTTATAAACCTTTCGTGTTTACATGGTTGGCGACACGTAGTATTTAGCCCAGAAACTGGCAGCGCTGCCGAAATATACGCCGAACTTTGCTATAAATACATAGGCAAACCATACGTGCAAGGACAAAACGCAATGACAAACGGCGAACAAGTAAGCGCGGAAATGTTTGTAAACGAGCATTTCATCGTAATTGATCCAATAGACGAAGACCTAACAATAACCAAATTCTACGACCTAGTAGACGAAATCGAACGCAAAGAGGGAATTAAAATACATACCACTACTATTGACCCGTGGAATGAGTTAAGCGAGGAATACCAACAAAGCGACCTAGGACGCGAAGACAAGTATCTTAGCCGTATTTTAGGACAAGTTCGCAAGAACGCACGTAAAACGGGCCGACACAATTGCGTTATAAATCACGTCCGAGACCAGCCTATGGTAACTAGTAAAACCATAGCGGGAACCGACGTTAGTTATTTCCCTATTCCTAGCGCGCGCGACTTTGCGGGCGGCCAAGTATGGTTTAGAAAAGGTCTAAGCGTGTTAATTCCGTGGAGACCTCCTTACGGATTGGCAAATAGCGACGGAACGGGCGCAGAAAAAAACGAAGTACATTTGAAAGTAGCAAAGAGTAAACCCAAAGGCGTATCAAAAAACGGAATCTACAAAATGTTTCTAGACGTAGACCGCTACCAATACTATATGCTTGACTACAAAGGAAATAGAGTTTACGCCAATAGGGGAAATTATTACAAACCAGAACACCAAACAAAAACACCTTTTTAAAATGAAAAATTTTGATTTATTCGGAAATGAAATAGTAACCGACCCAATTTTAAGAGAACAATTTATTGAGCCTCCTTTTAGTGTGTTAGATACTAAAAGTGGTAATTGGCAAAGACGCAAAAAGCTTTGGGCCGCGTTGGGTATTAAAAGCGAAATAGGCCGAAATAGTGCGGTAATAAACATGGACACTACCAAAAAAGAAAATAATAGTGCTAGTTATGTTTCTATATTTGATCCAGCTTTGTGCGAGGTTCTATACAAGTGGTTTTGTATTGATGGTGGCGAAATACTAGACCCTTTTGCGGGTGGTTCTGTTCGTGGCATAGTAGCCAACAAACTAGGCTATAAATACACGGGTATAGACATACGACAAGAACAAATAGATAGTAACCGCGAACAAGCGCTAGACATTTTAAATTTAGAAAACCAGCCTCAATGGTACGTAGGCGATAGCAACGAGGTTTTAAACGGATTTACTAAAACATTTGACTTTGTTTTTAGTTGCCCACCATACGCCGACCTTGAGGTTTATAGCGACTTGAAAGGCGATATTTCGAATATGCCATACAATGAATTTATGCAAGCTTACGAAAGTATTATAGCAAAAGCATGTAACTTGTTAAAAACCGACGGGCTAGCTTGTTTTGTTGTGGGTGAGGTTAGGAATAAACAAGGCAACTATATTGGCTTTGTGCCAGATACTATACGCGCTTTCGAAAAATGCGGCATGAAGTTTTACAATGAAGCTATATTATTAAACGCAATAGCTAGCGCTTCAATGCGGGCAAACGGAAATATGAAAAGCCGTAAACTTGTTAAAGTACACCAAAACATTTTAGTATTCAAAAAAGCATAAACATGGAACTAGGACTTGAAATAATAAAAACACGGGCTAACCTTTGGGCTATTCAGAAAAGAATAAAGACCGCACGTGAACAAATACTAAAAACAAGACCCGAAGCAAAGGACTACATAAAAGGCGCAGAGCAAAGCGAACAAGAATTGCTTGAAGCTATTTCGTTTTTTAGTAGACTACACGAACACGCAGTAGCAATAAGCCGAGAAAATACAATTCTCGCTAGTAGAAACATAGAACTAGCCCGACGCGTAAAGGAATTAGAAATGGAAATACAAACGCAAAGCTTTTGATAATGCCACGTTGTAAAAATTGCAAAGACAAGTTTGAACCGATTCGCTTCAACCATAAATTTTGCCTAAAAGACGAATGCGTTAAGGCTTTTGTAGAAGAAGTCAAGACTTCGGCATGGAAAAACACGAAAAAGAAATGGACAACCGAACTAAAGACAACAACCGACTGGCTAAAAGACGCACAAAAGGTATTCAATACCTACATACGTAAACGCGACGAGGGTAAACCTTGCATTTCATGCAACCAACCGCCCAAGAAAAAAAATTGTGGGCATTTTTTTAGTCAAGGCGGACACTCAAACGTTCGTTTTGACGAGGATAACTGCCATTTACAATGTGAGCATTGCAATACATTTCTAAGCGGTAACCTATTAAATTACCAAATTGGCATACAAAAACGAATAGGAGCGGAAAAGCTAATAGAATTACACGCCCGCGCACACATTACAAAGCGCTGGAGCGTTGACGAACTTAAAGAACTAATAAAAATATACAAGAAAAAAATAAACCAAATACCATGATAAAAATTAACATAACCGAAGAACAAATTTTACAAGCGCAAAAGCTTTACAACTTTAAGGCGTTAACAAATTCAATAACCCAAGGTGAAAGCCAAATTTACGGGGCGCTAGGTGAGGTTATTGCTATGCACTTTTTGCGATCAATAAACAAACCCGTTCAATACGTAGGCAGTTACGACAACGACCTAGAAATAAACGGAAAAAAAATAGACGTTAAGACCATACAAACCGATAAAGAACCTACAAACGACTTCAACGCCAATATAGACGCAAGTAACACTAGACAAAAAACAGACTTTTATTTATGGTGTAGCGTTTCTAAAAGCATGAAATACGGATATATTATAGGCTACCTAGCAAAAGACGAATTTTATAAAATAGCTCAACTAAAGAAAAAAGGCGAAATAGACTGGGGCGACTGGGTATTCAAAAGCGACACGTACACCACCAGAATAAAAAATATAAAAAAATTTACTTAAAAAGTTTGTATATCGAAATATCTTTATATATTTGCGTATAGTTAACACTTAAAAACAACAAGTTATGAA